GTCCTCTACGGCGCCGCCGTCGCCATGGGCTGGAAGATTCACCGCATCCGCCCCGCCATCTGGCAGAAGGCCCACACCTGCGGAACCAAGGGCGACCTGTCCTCGACCGCTTGGAAGAACAAGCTGAAGGCACGGGCCGCCGAACTGTTCCCGAATGTGGACGTCACCCTCTGGAACGCCGACGCCCTCCTGATCTACGACGCGGCCACCCGCCGCGCCATCAACTGACCCTCTCCCCTCATGAAGAAAGACCCGAAACTCCCCGCCGACTACCGCATCATCGCGGACTCGTCATACATCGTATTACCTGACCAGAAGGTCGCCCGACTCCTGACGCCCACCGTCCGCAACGGCGTGACCTACTACAACCTCTTCGTCCCTGGCTACACCCGGATGTCCCTCGCCGACATCGAGGCCACCATCAAGGCCGGTGAAGTCGCCAAGGCCGCTAACGAGCCCAACAAATAATTTCCCACCATGACCACGCCCAAGACCCCCCAAACCGCCACTGGCTCCCTCGTCGCCGCGCTCGCAGAGCTCGACAACGTCAAGGCCAACAAAATCAACCCCGCCTTCAAGGCCAAGTACGTCTCCCTCGACGCCCTGCTCGACGCCATCAAGCCGGTGCTGCTCGACCACGACCTCGCCCTGATCCAGACGCTCGTCAGCGAGGACGGCAAGGTCGGCGTGTCCACCGCCTTCCTCCACGCGTCCGGCGAACGCTTCGACTTCGGCAAACTGATGGTCAAGGCCGATGGCCTGACCGCCCAGCAGATTGGCGGAGCCATCACCTACATCCGCCGCCAGTCCATCCAGACCGCCTGCGGCATCTCGGTCGACCTCGACGATGACGGCGCCGTGGCCTCAGCCGGCTTCCGCCCTGCGGCCTCCGTAGCCTCCGCCCCTGCCACCCCCCGCCCCCTGACCCGATGAGCCAAGCCCCCTTCGACCCCTTCGACCCGGTCAACATGGCGATGCGCGCCCTGCACCAGGGCAACCTCAACGCGGCCAAGGACGCCAAGGAGAAAAACCTCGTCTACGCGGGGAACGAACTCGCCCGCGTCATGGATGACCTCCTTGGGTCCGACATGATTACTTGTCAGATTTCCCGCGCCGTTATGACCGCCACCGTCGCCAAGTGGAACCGCGCTAAAGGCAGTCAAGAATGAGCACCGTGCCCAAGGGCATCGAGAAGATTGCGGCCACCGTGCCGAAGCAGTACGCCCTGCTCCTCTTCCTTGACGGCTTCCCGTACGTAGAGTTCACGACCCGCAAGTCCGCCGACTTCATGACCGACCTCAACGCGTGGAAGCGCAAGACCTACCCGTCCTTCGCCCGATCTGATGTCCGCTTCTTCACGCTTGCTCCGAATGGAGAAATAAAGGAACTTGCTTTCAACCGATGACCAACCGCGACAACATCAAGCGCTTAGTGGAGAACATCACCGGCTCCCTCGCCACCGTCCAGCACATCGCCGGACGCTACGAACAGCACGACGCCGACATCATCACCGTGTCGGACCTCAACCGCTCCGCCATCACCGAGCTACAGGTCTTCGCCGATCACATCGAACTCGCCGACGAAGCCGCCGCCGTCAAGCCCCTGCATGACCGCGTCCATGTCCTGGTCGTCCAGCTGCGCGTCCTGCGGAACACCCTTGAGCAGATGGAGAACGCCGCCGAGAAGGCCATCGAGGATGTCCGCCGCATCTCCGCCTCCGTCGAAGAAGCCAGCCCCGAAGATGACAGCCTGTGAACTGTGCAAGGGGGCCTGCTGTGAAAGCATCGTCCTGCCTATCAACGCATCGCCGACCACGACTGAGTTCTACTCCGCCCGCGGCGAGGTCTTCATGATCGGCGGAAGCACTTACGCCGAAGTCCCTGCCCGATGCCCGCACCTGTCCGGCTCAGGCAAGTGCAAGACCTACTCCAACCGCCCGGTCGCCTGCTCCCGTTTCACCGTGGGCTCGACCATGTGCCTGACGGCCATCGAACGCCGCCGGCCCGCCCAGGCTAAGGCCATCATGGCCTTGCTCTAATTTCCCACCAACCCAGAACACCAAACCGAACACCAATGCCCGACCTCATCACCGAACGCGTCATCTATGACGGCATCCAAGCGCTTAACCAGAGCGGCGCCAAGGAACTGCTCAAGTCCCCCGCTCACTACCAGGCGTACCTCGCCCGCACCCGCGAAGAGTCCAAGGCTCTCCGGGTCGGCACCGCGGTCCACAAGCTCGCCCTCGAAGGGCTGGACGCATACAACGCCACCCACGCCATCGCCCCCGATGTCGACAAGCGCACGAAGGAAGGCAAGGCCGAGTGGGCCGAGTTCGTCACCGCTAACGAAGGCAAGGCCATCCTGACCGCCGATGAAGGCGCGCTCGTCGACGCTGTCTCGAACGCCGCGATCGGCTGCATGAAGGAGCACGGCATCGTCCTCTCCAAGACCGAAGTCATGTTCACGGCCTTCCTCGGCGACACGCTGGTCAAGTGTGCAATAGACGGGATTTCCGAGGATGGTTATATCTATGACCTAAAAACGTGTGAGGATGCCAGCCCTCGCGGATTTTTGGCAGCATGCCGTAAGTATAATTACGCCTTACAAAATTACTTCTACCGGCACGCCGTCGAGGCCGCCTACAAGTGCCGCGTCCTTGGCTTCCGCTTCATCGCCGTCGAGAAGGAGCCGCCCTATGCGACCGCCGTCTACGAGCTCGGGCCTGAACTGATGACCCAAGCCGCGTTCGACTTTGAGAAGGCGCTGACCCTCTACAAGGAATGCACCGCCTCGGGCAACTGGCCCGGCTACCAGACCGAGATCACCACCATCGACATCGCCGCCAAGCCCAGCGCCGCCACCAACATCTCTTTCGCCTAATCTCCCACCATGGAAAACCAAAACGACCGCCCGCCCCTGAAGTCCATCGAAGTGAACGGCACCTACAAACTGAAGCTCATCAAGCCGAAGTTCGAGAAGGTGAAGCACAACGAGGACGGCACATCCTCCGCCCGCCTGTTCTTCCTCGACGACCAGGGCAACTGCTTGAGCAAGTCCTACGGCTCCAAGTATGGCAAGCCCCTCGCCATGCTGATCGGCAAGTTCTCCGGCAAGTTCACCGAAGAGCTGCGCCTCGACGCGACCCCCGCCGAGTTCATGCAGTACATCGAACCCGCCTGCGGCAAGACCTGCCTGATCGGCGTCGAGGCCATCCCGAACGGTGAGTGGAACGGACGCCCTCAATTTAAATACAAACTCAACTTCCCACGCGGCAGCCAGAAGCCTGTCGTGCCCGAAGCGAACACAGAAGCCCCGCCCTTCTAAGCGACCATGACCGACGCACCCACGCCGATGGCCGCCCCGACTCTCGTGCTCGTGTCTGGATTCGCAAGGGCAGGCAAGGACACGCTTGCCTCTGGAATCCTTGAATGGTCCACCCGCCCTGCCGAGCACATCAACTTTGCCGACGCCCTTAAGGAGGCCGCGAACCACTACATGGATTACCTAGGCATCGACGGAAACTTCTTCCGCGAGGACTTCAAGTGCGACAACCGCGACTTCCTCGTTCACGCGGGCAAGTTCGCACGGCGCCTAGACAAGGACGTGTTCGCCCGCCACTTCGCCAACTGGGTTCCGGTTATGAAGCACCACGACCAGCCCTCCCCAGAGACGGTCGTCTGCTCCGACTGGCGCTACATCAACGAGCTGCGCGTCTGCCAGGACATCCTCTGGGAGAAAGGCTGGAAGGTCCGCACGGTCTACGTCGCCACCGCCGGCGTCGGCCCCGCGAACGACGAGGAGCTCGACAGCATCGCCGAGATACGCGCCGCCCACCTGTTCGACCAGGAGTATATCTTCAAGCCTGACGCCCGTAATCAGATCATGTCGGAGGGGCGCCTACTGGCGAAGCAGTGGAGGCTTTAACCCCTGAGACTCTGGCGTGGGCCCGCAAGGTCGGCCTGCCCCCTGAGCGCGTGGCCTTCCTGCTCGCCTGCCCTAAGTACACCGTCTGCCACGGACAGCGTAAGTCCGAGCGCAACGTGAAGGACAACCCGAACCATCACCTCCAGCGCCTGGGCGACTGCTATTGGTTCCGCCTGCGTCGTCGCGGCAAGGACATCGTCGAGAACATCGGCGGCGACCTGACCACGGCCCGCCAACGCCGTGACGAGATGCTTGCGGCCTTCGATGCCGGCAAGCCCATCCCATACCTCTCAATCAAGTGAGCACCCCGACCCGTTTCGTGGCCTTCGGCGATAACCACGGCGACATGGCCGACGAGAACGCCGTCGAGGCCCTTGTCGAGTTCATCAAGGACTACAAGCCGACCGTCCGCGTCCACCTCGGTGACTGCTTCGACTTCCGATCGCTCCGCCGTGGAGCCGGGCAGGATGCCGAAGGCGCTGAGTCCCTCATCTCCGACATCGAGGCCGGTGAAGCCTTCCTCGAACGGACCAAGCCCACGGTCTACCTGATGGGCAATCACGAGCACCGCGCCCAAGCCCTTCAGCATACCTCGGGCTCCGCCCTGGTACGCGATTACTGCGCCGACCTAGAGGCCCGCATCAAGACCGCCGCGAAGAGCTGCGGAGCCAAGACCATCCTGCCCTACCACGCCGAGAAGGGCGTCTACAGACTAGGGCAGGTCGCTTTTATTCATGGCTACGCCCACGGCCTCAACGCCACCGCAGAGCAGGGCAAGCACTACGCCGACCGAGGCGGCGCACTGATCCACGGACACACGCACACGCTTGCCCAGGTCAACTTGACCAAGGCCGAAGGCGGCGCCGCATTCTCCGCTGGCTGTCTCTGCCAGAAAGACGCCATGGCCTACGCCTCGCACCGTCTAGCCACCTCCCGCTGGGGCTCAGGCTTCGCCGCTGGCTGGGTCGACGGCAAGGACTGGAAGGTCTGGCTAGTCCACCGCGTCGGCAGCCGATGGGTCTGGACCACCGACCTCAAGGTCTTCACCCCGAAGGCCCGATGAAACGCTTCGATCCCGCTGGCCTCATCGACGCCTTACGCGAGGATTATAGAGACCTCCCCGCTGGCTGGATCAGGACCATCGACATCGCTCCGCTCCTCGGCCTGAAGACCCTCGCCGGTGTTCGCGGCCCGGTCGCCCGCATCGTCAGGGCAGGCTTCGCCGAAGAGCGCCGCATCAAACATCAGCGCCTCATCTATCGCCTGTCGCCCCGCTTCAAGACATGGGCCAAGGCCCTCGAGGCCGCCCTAGCCCTTGAGGCGTTCAAGACCCCTGAAGGATGGGTCACCCTCAATCAGTACGCCCGCAAGTCTCGGCGCACCGTCCGCGGCATCCAGTACCGCATCGACGGCGCTGACATCGCCCGCAAGGTCTTCCGCACCCCGCGTCCTGTCCCTCACTACCTCAAGGCCGACCTCGACCGCATCTTACGCAAAGCATCTTGACCAAGGGCACCCACGCCCCCAAACCCAAACCCTCTCTTCCAT